CTGGCGGTGGTGGATATCGAGGTGGTGGACCGGGCGGATCAGGCAATACCCCTTCTGTTACTCCTGCACAAGGAAACGACGGTGGAGTTGGTGTTCCAGGACCTGGAACAGGTGGCTCTGGCGGTGGTGGAGGAGCAAGCGCTGCTGGTTCTGATGGTACTTCTGATAATTCACCAGCTTCAGGAGCGGGTGGAGCTGGCGCATCAACAGAAATTACAGGGTCTTCAGTGGCTTACGGTGGTGGCGGAGGTGGAGGCACGAGAAATTCTCAAAGCACACCTGGAGGAGCTGGTGGAACAGGTGGTGGTGGAGCAGGATCAGGAAGTGGACCCACGGGACAAAACGCAACAGCTGGAACAGCTAATACAGGTGGTGGCGGTGGTGGAGCTGTAAATGCACCTGGTAATGGTGGTAATGGTGGCTCAGGAATTGTAGTAATAAGATATAGGGTTATCTCTTAATGAAAAAATTTAAATTAAATACACCTTGTTTATTAGATTCTTTTAAAGATCATAAAAAATTAAAAGATACTTTAGTGTCATTAATCAAAGAAACTAAAGCTGATTATTTAAACGAACAACAAGATTATTATAGTGATTTAATACATCGTTTAGATTGGTCACAATCTAAAGATAAAAATAGAGAATGGGTTAAACATATATTACCATCTTTACAAAATCATTTTGAAAATTATGCAAAAAAATTAGGTTATGAAAAAGTTGATGTAACTAACATTTGGTTTCAACAATATAATAAAAATGGAAAACACGGATGGCACACACACGCAGAAAATTATACTGGAGTTTATTATGTACAGTTTTCTAATAAATGTGCAAAAACACAATTAATAGATCCTTTTTCTCAAAACAAAAAAATTGAAATAGAAGCAAAAGAGGGAGATATTGTAATATTTCCAAGTTATGTAATTCATAGAGCAACTGAACAAAAAGAAAATCTAGAAAAAATTATAATATCATTTAATATTAATTTTACAAAAATATTACCAACTTTATTTAAAAAAATAAATTTAATGGAAAGTAAAAAATTATGAGTGAAGTAAAAGTAAATAAAATTAGTCCAAGAACAAATTGTGGTACAGTTCAGTTAGGAGATAGTGGAGACACTATTACAATCCCTGCTGGTGCAACAATAACAAACTCTGGAACACAGACAGGTTTTGGTAGAACAGGAACGGTTGATTGGCAGACAACAGTTAAAACATCAACCTTTACAGCAGCCAGTGGAGAAGGGTATTTTGTAGACACAAATGGTGGCGCAATAACAGTTAACTTACCTGCAGGAACTGCAGGAGCGATTGTTGCAATTAAAGATTATAGAAATACTTTTGATACAAACGCAGTAACGGTAGCAGCAAATGGTTCTGATAAAATTGGTGGAGATAGTACTGTCGATGCAACTTTAAGCACTGAAGGTATTTCAGTGACTTTTGTTTTTATAGATTCAACAAGAGGATGGTTAGTTGTAAATTCAGGTTTGCAAAGTGAAATGCCAACAGCGGAATTTATTGCAGCAACAGGTGGAACTGTTATTACTTGTGGTAATTTTAAAATTCACGCATTTACAGGGCCAGGAACTTTTTGTGTTTCTGATGCAGGAAATTCTGGTGGATCAAATACAGTAGATTATATGGTAGTAGCAGGCGGTGGTGGAGGTGGAGGTCATAGTTCTGCCGGTGGTGGTGGTGCAGGAGGATTTAGAGAATCTCCAGGAGCAGCGTCTGGTTGTTATACTGCGTCCCCTTTAGGAGCATCACCCGCTGTAGCTTTACCTGTTTCAGTACAAGGTTATTCAATTGCAGTCGGTGGAGGTGGAAATGGTGGTCCTGGATCAGCTCCAGGTTTAGGATCTAACGGTTCTGTTTCAACTTTTTCAACAATCACGTCCGCTGGTGGTGGAGGAGGTGGAGCGTGGCCAAGTCCAGATAATGCAAATCCAGGAGGATCAGGCGGTGGTGCAGGAAATACCAATGTGGAAGGCACAGGAAATCAACCACCAGTAAATCCACCTCAAGGTCAACCAGGTCAAGGTGGTAATAATACTTGTGGTGGTGGTGGCGGAGGTGGTGCAACAGCTGCAGGTTCTGTAGGAAGTCCACCAAATAATGGAGGTCCAGGTGGTGCTGGAGCAACAACGGCTATTACAACATCATCAAGTTATGGTGAGGCTACACCAACACCAGGAAGAGCATATGCTGGAGGTGGTGGAGGAAGAGGTGGCTCTTCTGCTACAAGAGCACAAGGTGGATTAGGTGGTGGTGGCAATGGTAACCTAAATAATTCTGGTGGTGACCACGGTACAACTAATACTGGAGGCGGTGGTGGTGGAAATGGATCATCTTCTTCTGGTGCTAATGGTGGTAGTGGAATAGTAATAATTAGGTATAAATTTCAGTAGTTGAATGGTAATTAAAATTAATATATAAGGAGAAACATTATGGCACATTTTGCAAAACTAGGAGCTAACGGAAAAGTTATCCAAGTGTTAACTATGGATAATGATAAAATGAAAAATGCTGATGGTGTTGAAGATGAAACAGTAGGTCAACAGTGGTTAGAAACACACAACAACTGGCCTGCACAAATGTGGATTCAAACATCTTACAATACATCTGGTAATAAACACAATTCAGGTGATGACTCAAAAGCATTTAGAGGAAACTATGCAGGTATAGGTTATACTTGGGATGAAGATAATAATATCTTTTGGCCTAAAAAACCATATGCATCTTGGGTAAAAGATACTACAACTGCACAATGGAAATCACCAATCGGTGATGCTCCTGCATTAACTGCAGAACAACAATCACAAAATGAAGCTGCTACTCACGAATGGGGATACGTTTGGAATGAATCAGGGCAGTCTTGGGACTTGACAGATCATAAAGCATAAATTAAAAATGGTGGTGGTATGCAGAAGAAAGTATTAACAGAACAAGCTCTATATTATGGTGATGTGGCAATGCCTAAAGATTGGGACATTGACCGAGATAAATTATCAGGCGATATTTTACAATCAGTAATTCAAAACAAAGAATTTCCATTCTCACGAACATTCGATATGTTGAACACTTATATGAGAGATCATATAAATTTAGACTATGGTTTTACTTTAATTAACAAAGAAACGTGGGGTAACATCTATAAACCTAGCGAGACTACAATTCCATTATTAAATATAGATCCAGTAGATCTACGTAACTCACCAGATTATACATTATTATATGGTGTAAAAGTCAAAGATTGTATGGTTAGAATACATTATGAAGACAACAGACGTAAAGGTAGGTCTTGGGATATACCATTAGAAAACAATAAATTTATTATGTTTCCATCAACTAATATGTATTACTTAACCAACAATCAAAAGGATAGTTTAAATTTTGTGCAAACTATAACTTATGAATATATCTAATTATTATTGGTATTTTAAATCTGCATTAACACCTAGATTTTGTGATGATGTTATAGCGTATGCTAATCAACAAAAAGAAGTTATGGCTAGAACAGGTGGATATGGTGATAGAAAATTAAAAAAAGAAGAAGTGTTAGATTTAAAAAGAAAAAGAAACTCTGATTTAGTATGGCTTGATGATACTTGGATATATAAAGAATTACATCCATATGTGCATCAAGCTAATAGGAACGCTGGTTGGAATTTTGATTGGGAAAGATCTGAATCTTGTCAATTTACCAAATATAAATTAAACCAATACTACGATTGGCATTGTGATAGTTGGGATAAACCTTATGATCGTAAAGATCCTAAACATCCTGAACACGGCAGAATTAGAAAACTATCTATGACTTGTCAGTTAACAGATGGATCAGAATACAAAGGTGGTGAATTAGAATTTGATTTTAGAAACTATGATCCACATATGCGAGACGAATCAAAACATAGAGTACAATGTAAAGAGATATTACCAAAAGGATCTATTATTGTATTTCCTAGTTTTGTGTGGCATAGAGTTAAACCAGTAACATCAGGCACAAGATATAGTCTTGTGGTATGGCATTTAGGGAGACCTTTTAAATAATGTTTATAAATAGTTATTTTCCAACTGTAATATGGAGTGAGGAAAAACCAGAGTTTGTTAAATCGTTAAACAAAGCAAGTAATAAATATATTACTGATGCTCGTAAAAGAGAAAAAGAATTTATAAAAAAGAATGGTGATTTTGGAAGATCATACCACTCAACACCACTAACAATGGACAATGATTTTTTAGATTTTAGGAACTATGTTGGTCAAAAGTCTTGGGAGTATTTAGATCATCAAGGTTATGATATGTCTAAATACACAACTATGTTTAGTGAGCTATGGGTACAAGAGTTTGCCAAAAAAGGTGGTGGACATCATTCAGCACACATACATTGGAACCAACACGTATCAGGTTTTTACTTTTTAAAATGTAGTGATAAAACTTCTTACCCTATATTTCACGAACCAAAGACTGGTGCAAGATGTACAAAATTAAAAATGAAACCAGACTTAAAAGGTGTATGGGCAGGTCACGAACAATTTCATTTAAGACCTAAACCTGGAACATTAATTATATTTCCAGGTTATCTAGAACACGAGTATGCAGTAGACTTTGGTATAGAACCATTTAGATTTATACATTGGAACATACAAGCAGTGCCAAAAGAAATGGCTAAAGATGTTTAAAAAAAACAAATATACAGTTATTAGAAAAGCTATCTCAAAAGACCTTGCAAATTTTATTGCAAATTATTTTTTAATGCAAAAACAAGTTTATGATACTTGTAAAGCTTCAAGATATTTTTCACCATTTGAAAATATATTAGGTCATTATGAAAATGATGATGAACAAGTACCTGGAGCATATTCAGCTTATGCTAATATTGCTATGGAAACTTTATTACTTAAATGTCAACCAGGTATGGAAAAAGCAACAGGATTAAAATTATATCCTGCATATAGTTATGCAAGAATATACAAAAAAGGTGACGAATTAAAACGACACAAAGATAGATTTAGTTGTGAGATATCTACAACTATGAATCTTGGTGGTGATGACTGGCCTATATATTTAGAACCATCTGGAGAAGTAGGTAGAAAAGGTGTAAAAGTAGATTTAAAACCAGGAGATATGCTAGTTTATTCTGGCTGTGAGCTAGAACATTGGAGAGAAAAATTCAAAGGCAAAGAATGCGTACAAGTTTTTCTGCATTATAACAATCGTAAGACCCCAGGAGCGAAAGATAATGTGTTTGACAAGCGTCCACATTTAGGTCTTCCACATTGGTTTAAACGATGATATAATTCTTAGATGGAGGCAGGGCACCACCACATACCCCCTGTCTCCTTTTAAGGATTATATTATATGTATTTTGGAGGAACACCCTTTGCAGCGTCTCCTTTTGGAGATCCCGGCTTTAACCCTAACGCTTTTGTTAATGTTACTGGTTCTAGAATAAACGAATCTACTGGATCAGTTACATTAGTTGG